TATGCGATTTAACTGCACAGCCTGCAGATGTTAAAGATATCATAAAAGAAACAATCAAAGCAAATGCCGTGCCTAAGACAGTAGATCAAGTTGGAATTCGTATGCTTAAATTTTGCAATACCTGGGATATGAAAAAGATTGCAGATAATATCCAGTCGTATGCTGAACCTTTCCAAGCAAAGTATAAGGAAAATTAAAATGAGTGTATATCTAATTAAACCTCTTGAAAAGAAAAGTGTTGTATACCACGTGGAAATGTTTCGTGAAAATGCGGACGGTTCTACAAGTTGGGTTAATATTGACGAAACGTTTCGGTGGGGTCAAGGTTTTATCGAATCCGATATGGACGTTAATCTTCCTTATAAGGACAGCGATCTTGCCTATTGCGATCCTAGTGCAGGATGGGGTTCCGAACTAGACGATAGCTGTGCTTGTTGGTTTGAATATAGTGACGATATTTCCGAAGAAGAAAAAGAAGCATTTGAATCAGCTTATCACGAAGGCGGTGCCGGTTGGTTGTTTGACGGCGAACACGATTGGCAGGAAGAAGATTCTGCTATTCACGTACTAGCACCGTTTCAAGTTAGTTTAGTCGAAGATGACGGTACAGTTATTGAAGAAAATGTAGTATTAAAAGCTAGACCCAACCCTAGTACAAGCTGGCCTTTCAGCCCAGAATTCCCGCGGCCTGATAGTGAAGGCGGAGAAAACGACTAAAATGAGAGATAAATACGTATATTACTTCAGCGCCGTAAAGGGCGGAGTAATACTAGGAGAAATATATGTATGATACAGTTTGTATATACGAAACAACATGCCCAAACAAAACTAAGGGGTGTAAGGAAAAAACTATGACAGAAATACACGCAAAGCCCATCGTCGATGGCAAATTTTGGATTGTAGAACAAGACGGAAATAAAATTGCTACACTACACAAAAAAGAAAATAACAAATTTATACTCAGTAGTACTAATGGTGAAGTTATGTTTAATAAAAAACAAGACTTAACTAAACAATTTGGTAATGATTTCTTTTTAACCAGCACCAAAGTTAAAGTAACCCAGGCAGAACCCGATGAAGTACACGGCTTTCCAGCAATGTGCGCACCATACAATAGTATGTATGATGTAAGGCGTAAATTGCCATTGTTTACTAAAAGTAATCAAAGCAAGAGTTTATACTGTGCAGGGTATTATACAATTAAATTTGATAAAGGTTGGGTTAAATCATTTTGCCCTAAGTTAATTACCATCGAGCGTTACGAAAGTAAAGGCCCATTTAAAACTGAGTTTGAAATGAAGCAGGTACTTGCTAATGCAAAATCAAATTAATACAACTCCGATAACACAATTTACTCAGCTGTTAAAAGCGGCTGAGTTATCTCGTCAGACTGAGCTTAAAATGCCTATTCAACAGGCTAGACTGCTCAGTCTAGCACTTAACGACATATTAGGTAAGTTGAATCAAGACTACGAGAGTTTGTTTAATACACTAAAGCAGGCAAGTAGTTCTGAAGTCGTTCAGATCTCAGTAGATGGCGGTGGGTTTTCTGACAAATAATTGATAAATATATGCGTACTTATCGAGAGATGCATATATGTCAAGACCAAAACCTAAAGTGTTATTAGAATACACTAACAAAAAAACTTACAAATCTGAGCAGGTTTTAGAGTCTGAAGCCATCTGGGCTGTCTTCTATAAAGGCGAGCCTTTCAATCTAAAAAGTTTTAGTAGTGTAACCAGCTACCCGGGACCAAAGTATAAAAAGACCAGTTTTAGTAATCCTGGTCACGCATTAAACCTAGCAAAAAAATTAAATTTAACTTTTGGTACCTCGGAGTTTGAAGTCTACAAACTTACCACCGGTACTGTAGTTAAATGATCTCAAACGAATCGTACACTAAAATATTTCTCCAACAATGGGAAAAGAGTGCGGACGATATTAACATAAAGTTATATCAACGTAAATGGTTTACCAATAATAGAACCAAAGAAGGCGGCGGCCTTAGACTTACTGATGATGGTTACATGTTCTTAACTAGCGAATTGGATTTGAGAGAGTATGAAGTTCCGTTTACAGCCGACATCGAATTAAGTCCCCAAACCATTATATTTTTGGATAGGTATATCGACTGCCCTTATTACCTTACTAACCAAAGTATTACTGTATTTTCGGAAAAGAAAAGTTTTGAGCTGTATTTGTTTTCGGACGACATTCGCAAATTTGGGCTGATTAAAGCTATGAAAAATAGACAAAATACCGACTAAACCCGTTGACACTACTGCGACTTGGTGTTATACTATTAAAACAGTAACAGCACTGAACAACTTAATTTTTTAACAGATAGGAACGAAAATGGCAGAAATTAATAGTCGCACAGTTGGCCCTAAGGGTGCTAAAAAATCTTTGCGCAAAGCATTTAACAGCAAACGCCCAATCTTTATCTGGGGTCCCCCAGGTATTGGTAAATCAGACATTATCAAACAATTGGGCACCGAGCTTGATGCCCACGTCATTGACGTTCGTTTGAGTCTGTGGGAACCTACCGACATTAAAGGTATTCCATATTTTGACAGTAACACTGGTAAGATGGTTTGGGCTCCTCCAAGCGAATTGCCAGATGATGAATTGGCAAAACAACATAAGACTATTATCCTGTTCATGGACGAATTGAACAGTGCCGCTCCTAGCGTACAAGCCGCGGCTTATCAGTTAATTTTGAATCGTAAGGTTGGTACTTATCAATTGCCAGATAACGTGGTAATGGTTGCCGCTGGTAACCGTGAAACAGACAAAGGTGTTACTTTCCGTATGCCTAGTCCGTTGGCAAATCGTTTTGTTCACTTGGAAATGAAAGTAGACTGGGAAGATTGGTTCGACTGGGCTACTGAAAACAAGATCCATAAGGATGTTGTTGGCTTCCTTACTTTTGCTAAAAAAGAACTTTACGACTTTGATCCAAAGTCTAGTTCACGTGCGTTTGCTACTCCACGTAGCTGGTCTTTTGTTAGCGAATTGCTTACAGACGATGACACAGATGAGAACACGTTGACTGATTTGACTTGTGGTTCAATCGGTGAAGGATTGGCTATTAAGTTTATGGCTCACCGTAAAGTTGCCAGCAAAATGCCTAACCCTACAGACATTTTGAGCGGTAAAGTTAAAAAGATGGAGTCAAAAGAAATTTCAGCAATGTACTCGTTGACTGTATCTTTGTGCTACGAGTTGAAAGATGCTAACGAAAAGAATTCCAAAAACTGGAATGACCAAGTAAATAACTTCTTTGAATTTATGATGAATAACTTCGAAACAGAATTGGTTATTATGGGTACTAAATTAGCATTGTCTAGCTACAAATTGCCACTAGATCCGGACGAAATCAAATGTTTTGACAACTTCCATGCTAAGTTTGGCAAGTACATTAGTGCGGCAACTGAAAAAGAAGGCCGTAAATAATTTGGTTTAGCACCATTTGACACCTCCTTCGGGAGGTGTTATACTATATACATAGTAATACTTCAGGAGCAAGAATGTCACAAGTAGATCCGATTATCGATAAAATTATTATTGCCCGTGTGGGCTTATTGTTACGCCATCCGTTTTTTGGCAATATGGCTACACGCCTAAAAATCCAAGAAGCTGAAGAATGGTGTAATACTGCGGCTACTGACGGTCGCTCTATCTATTTTAACCGCAAGTTTTTTGAACCACTTAGCATTAAACAAATTGAGTTTGTTATTGCACATGAAATCTTGCATAATGTTTTTGACCATATGACACGTCGAGAAGGACGTGATGCACAGATTTTTAACATTGCCTGCGACTATACAGTAAATGGACAAATTGTGCGTGATGGCATCGGCGATCACAATATCGACGGCATTAAGATTTTTCATGATGCCAAATACTACGGTATGGGTGCAGAAGAAGTTTATGATAAAATCTTTGAAGAAATGGATGAGAAACAACTTAACCAATTAGGACAGTTGTTAGACGATCACATCGATTGGGGCAAAGAAGGTAAAGATGGTCGCCCACAATATAGCAAAGACGAATTGAAAAAGATTCGCGATGAAATCCGTGAAGCAACTATTCAAGCCGCAAATGCCGCGGGTGCGGGAAATACTCCTGCAAGCGTACAACGGATGATTAAAGAATTTACAGAACCTAAAATGAATTGGCGTGAAATTTTGCGTCAACAAATTCAAAGTGTAATCCGTAGCGACTTTACATTTATGCGTCCTAACCGTAAAGGTTGGCACATGAGTGCTATCCTGCCAGGTACCAATGTTGAAGAAACAATTGATATTTGTGTTAGTATCGACATGTCTGGTAGTATTAGTGATGCACAGGCTAAAGACTTCCTAAGTGAGATTAAAGGCATTATGGAAGAATACAGAGAATTCAATATTAAGATCTGGTGTTTTGATACTAGTATCTACAATGAGCAATCATTTGATGGATATAATATTGAAGAATTTGACGAGTACGAACCAATGGGCGGTGGTGGCACTGATTTTGACGCTAACTGGGAATACATGAAAGAACATGACATTGTACCTAAAAAGTTCATTATGTTTACAGACGGTTATCCTTGGGACTCATGGGGAGATGCAGATTACTGCGATACAGTATTTGTAATCCACGGCAATGATAAAATTGTTCCACCGTTTGGTGAAGTAGCTTACTACGAAGCATTGAAAGAAACTGCTTAATGGCTATCAAAAATGGCAAGCCCAATCCTTTAAATTATTTTAACTTAAGAAGGGTTGAGTTTGCCGCACCACATTTTAAATATACTACAATAAACGAGTTTAAACCAAATATAGCACGTAGTTTAGACAAGTGGATTCGAGACAATTTAAATGGTCGATACTATATCGGCCAGGATCTCGACTTGGATCATAACAATAGCATTATATACACAACACGAATAGGATTTGAGCAAGAGAAAGAACTCAGTTTCTTCAAGATTGCCTATACTCAGAAATAATTGAGATAATTAAGTGTGTAGTTTTAAAAAGGAGATATCATGACTGATACAACAACACAAGAAGAACAACAACCACAAACTGAACAGCCAGGTGCCGATTTAAGTATTCAAGACTTGAGTGCTATGAAATCGATTATCGACGTTGTCAGCAGTCGTGGTGCTTTCAAACCAGCTGAAATGATGATGGTTGGACAAGTTTATAACAAACTAAGTGCATTCTTAGATGCTATAGCTAAACAAGCAGAAGCACAGAAATCATCAGAAACACAACCAACACAAGGAGCCTAATATGGCCGACTTAAAACACATTGGTAGGGTTAAAGCTACCAACAAGAAATGCATTATAGTATTTCGCACATTGCCAGGTGATGCATTTAATTGTTTAATTGCACCTACTGAAAATTTACCAGATTCATATCACGATGCTTTAATCAACTTAGTTGAAAGCCCTAGCGGTCAAAACGCTAGTGAGTTTGGCGAAGTAATGGCACGTAGTAATTTCCCAGACGGTAGCATTATGTTAGCCGCATTGCATACACAACAACGTTTGATTAAAGTTTCAACGGATCAAATTGTAGTAACACCAAACGGCGTTATGAATCTTCCGTTGTCTGAACTTAATCAAATTATTGCAGAACAAATGGGAACTACTGTAGATGCACTAGCATTGAAATCTGCTATAGCAGAAGATCCAAAACCAGCAAATCCTAATGTTACTGTGCAAGAAGTTGCTACTGTACAAGAAGTTCCTACAGCGACTCCTACTTCTTTTGATAGTCCAGAAGCTGAAGCTAAGTTTTATCGTAGTCAAGCAGATAAGTTAAGCAAAGAAGCCGCAGAAATGCGTCGAAAAGCAGAAGTCTTATCGCCAATTAAGAAAGTAAAGTGACGTCGGCGGGAAAAACTCTTCCCAAAGAAGTCATTGATTGCTGGCCTGAAGTGTTTGCGGAAATACAACTAAATGTATTACCGATAAAATATTTAAGTACAGTCTTGATTAATTTTAAAGACGGCAAAACATGGGAAGTTAAAATTTCTGCCGAAGCTAGAAAAGACGGCTGGGCCATCTTTGAAAAGCAGTTAAGCGAGCTTGTAAAAAACTATGACGATGCCATTGATAATGTAGATTTTAAGCTAGACTCAGCCCGTGTTCGCAAGGATATTGAAAAAGCTAGCAGTCAATTTTTAAAAAAAAAGAAGCTATAAATAATGAATGTTCGATTACTTAGTTACAGTCAGCCCACCGAAGAATTTGCAAACATGGGTATTGCAGATGCGCAAGAACTCATTGCGTATTGCGCCCGTGTTAGCAATCCCTCCAATCAGCTCAATACAGAAACATCCGAAAAACTCATCAGATACTTGGTCAAACACAAACACTGGAGCCCACTCGAAATGGTCTCCGCCTGTATCGAAATTACCACAACCAGAGACATTGCCCGACAAATCTTGCGACACAGAAGTTTTAGCTTCCAAGAGTTCAGTCAGCGATATGCTGACCCTACTAAAGACTTGTCGTTTGTATTGCGAGAAGCACGACTCCAAGATCCAAAAAATAGACAAAACAGTGTAGAAGTTGTATTAGATAATCCCGAGTCTCGATTACTAGCAATGGGTTGGGAAAATGCACAAAAGCGTGTTAAGTTAGCCGCTATAGAAGCATATCAGTGGGCTATTGACAATGGTATTGCTAAAGAGCAAGCTCGTGCAGTATTACCAGAAGGCATGATAGAAAGTCGTTTATATATGAACGGGACATTACGTAGTTGGATTCATTTTATTGAATTACGTAGTGCTAATGGTACACAGAAAGAGCATCAGGAAGTTGCTGTTGCTTGTGCAAAAGTTATTGCTAAGATTTTCCCGCTTGCTGATCAACTTGTTGCAGAGTAAATTGTTTTAACAACCAATCAAAGTCATTGATTTTCTCAAGTGCCTCTAAATTAGAGGCATTTTTTTGGCCATAGGATTTGCCGGCGAGTGCGCCTGCAATAGCAAAAATACCATATTCTCTATCGTCGCCAAAGCTACACCATGTAGCTAATCTTTGCAATGTTTCTACATCATCTTGTCTTTCGATAATATTACTAGCAAGTTTAACACATTCTCTAAAAGCACTACGCCATGTAGTAAAAGGATCAGTGTTAAATCGTGTAGTATTACTGATTTCAGGCATAGCTTTAAACAAATTACTAATGCTAGTTGTCATATCAACATTGGCAGTTAACATATTCATTGTTAATTTTTTTGGTAATAATTTGACACCACCGTATCCATACTCTAGATCATTTATTGGATTTATACTGCGCCAGACATGCACATGCTCTAACTCATTGTTAGGCACTTGGTAACTAAAATCAAATGTATCTAACACTTCAGCGTCACCGTCGACTACCCAAAACATTTTAGTCATTGCTTTTTTGGCGGCTGCTATATGTGCGTTGTGTATGCCGTCAACACCATGTACACGCTTTAGTGTTGGTGCACTGAATCTAGTTTGTAATCGAGCAAAATTTGCATCTGCATTTGGTTCATTATAACTGATAAAAATTATATCGTACATTATCGTTTCCTAATAATACGTGGAGTATTTGTCCAAACAGTTTTAAAGAATTGACTACCGGCAGGATCTAAATTTGCTATTTCTAATTTACATTTTTCTTTAAGCTCCCGGGCTAGAAAATTTATGTAGTTTGTTATTTCATCAGGTTCAGCTAATTCGTGAGTAGTTTCCCATAATTCTGTCAAGTATTCAAAATCACGCACATTAGCATAATCCCAATCGGTGCAATTGGTTTTCCAGCATCCTTCTCTTGCGCCTAATATGCTCCAGATACCATTCTTAACATCTGCGCCCACGCTTGCCCATATAAGTAGTCTGTGATAATTTTGCCACCATATAGTGCGAAGATTTTCAACCTTCGCTCCTTGGTCTAACGACATTTTTACACCTTCACGAAATCCTGCTCTCCATGCTTGAAAAGGAGTTTCGTTAGTAAAACTCTCACTATAGTTTTCATTAAATTGATAATACTTATTATCAAAACAAAATTCAACTAGTCCTTTTTTATCTTCCGGATCGCTGTTTTCGTGTGTACGCATTTCATTAACAAATTTGCGAGTCCACATTTTTAAACCGCCATTGCCATATTCTAAATTATTAACATGCACTTTTCCGCACCAGCTAAACACATGCTCGGGTGTTAATCCTAATGCATCTATGTCCACTTCAACTTCGAGGAATTTAGGATCAACAATATTATCAGCATCTACAGTAACAAAATATTCTGTTTCGCTTAATTTAGCGCAGGCTTTATGTGCGGCATCACTACCTTTAACTCCGTGTACACGTTTAGCCCATGGTGCTTTTGATAACAAATCTGCATAATTTTTTTCAGCATTTGGTTCGTCATAACTGAGAAAAATAATGTCTTGTTCTATAATTTTAATCTTTTCCATAATTTATTGTCATTCCGTATGATTCAAAAAATGGCAATGTAAACATTGCAATTTCATCTATAGTACTTTCTTCCGGTTTAATAAATTCTATATCAATACCATCGGAAGTTGTTAGATCTTTGATTTTTATTTCAATACTGCGAATTAAAAAATTAATGTTATTTTCCTTAGTTATAAAGAAATTTATCTTACTGTTTACACTCTTACTACGAGGATTTTTTAAAGAATCTTTATTAATTTTAAAATTCCACTTTGTCGAATTCCATGTAACTTGTAACATAGCATTATTATCTTCAACTAACCGTACATATTCCACAATATTACTTTTGAAAGCAAGAGGACTTTCTTTCTTGTTTACAAATTTTATAGCATCTTCTTCGTCAAACTCTACCCGATAAAAAATAAAATTATCCTTACCCGAAAGAAAACGTTCAATTTTTTCAAATTCTATTTCAACACTTGGATATCCATTGTCTGCTATTTCATTAGTAATTGAAATAATATTACCAGTTTCTTTATCAAAGTAGATTCGATAGGGGTCAATAAATCTATGATTATAAAACTTTAAAAACTCCTCGTCTAACATATAGTCATCATCTTCCATCTATCATCCTTTTTAATTTAGATATGATATTACCATCGGCAACAAAGTCTTTTTCAACATAATGGAATAAATGATACTGTTTAATATTACCAACTATTAATTCACCGTGACGTGTATAAATGTGCGGTATAGTTTCAGTCCATCTTTCAGGCACCGGGTTCCAATCTTGTACACCCGGTTTCATATGTATAAATCTAAAAGGACTACACAAATCAGCAGACGAATTATACCCTGTCATTTCTAATGCTATTGCACTGGCTAGATCCATACTAAGCCAATCTTGGTAGTGTTCAGGAGCAAATTTACCATAACACCACGCCCAGTTGTTAACTACAAATTCTAATGTTTTATAAAAATATTCTGCGGTTTCACTTTTTCTAAAATAATGTAATGCGTGATGTGTGTTAGGTAATTGATTAACTGTAAATGTTTTTCGATAAACACTATCGTTAATAATCTCGCCTTTGTAATTTAATGTTTTTTCGCAAAATAATAAATCGTGATCTTGAGCGTACCACCACCAGTCGTTAATGTCTTTTAACATTAACATGTCTGCATCTAACACAATAGTTTCATCATAAGGAGTAACGTGGTACAGTTTCCAACGATGCTCAGCAGATAAATCACCACCGGCTTTGTCGTACCACGGAATTGGAATAATTTGATCAAATGCTTGTTTATACGTATCGTCTAGTATGTCATTGGTAACTATAGATACTGAGGTTACATCGGTTTGAGTAGCCTTAATACTTAATGCGAGGGCGTATGCTTGCATTACATAGTCTACGTTGCCTTTGTTTTCTGCAAATATTAAAAATCCTTTAGACACCATATCCTCCATCTATGAAACGGGTAAGACTTTGTTTATTCATAACGTGAACGTCTAAATCGTTTGTAGATACAAGAGTATACTCACCGGGATAATATTGTTTTTCTACTAGGAATTTCATACAGCTATCTTCCATACTGACAAATATATCACGATCTGAAATAAAATTCATTTTGCCCGGAAGTTCCCAACCAAAATCTCCTTCCGTTGAACCATTCATAATATGTATTGCAATACTAAATGCAAAATCATTTCTAAATAACGGGCTGTCTATTTTGTAAACGACTCTGAAATATTCCCAGTTTGTTTTAATATATTCTATTAAATTAAAGAAAGATTCTGTGCTTACAGTTTTTTCAAATATAAAAACTGTGCCCCAATAAAATGGAATACTATGCTGATTTATGCGTGAATAAGCATCAGGGCGCCAACCTGATAGATCAAAGTTTTTACGATAAATTTGAAACTCGTAATTATTTTCAAGGGCTTTTACTAACGTGTCGGAATTAACAATAAAATCACTATCGATTACTAACGTACGATCGTACGGGGTAATAGCATATACATGATTGCGGGTTAAGTTTTTCCACTCGGCTGTTTTAAATGCAAGTGTGCCGTCGTAAAATTTTTTCTGTTGATTAGTATTACCAGAGATTGGAATTATCTGGTCAAATATTTCAGTATGCTCGGGATAAAATTTCAAGTAATCTATACTGTCTGTAGCAAGACTAACGGGAATATTTAAAAACTGTTTAACACGCCTAGCGGCAAATACCGCAAGTTTAACATAATCGACACCGACAGTATTTTGAGCAAAAATTATGCAACCTGTTGTCATAGATCTACTAGGTCTTTTACATTACGTTTACGTTTAATTTCTGAAAATTTAGTATGATATTCATTTACTGCTTCAAAATAAACTGAAACAATATTATCTAAAAAATCCTGGACATTAGTAATAATTACAGGTTGATTATTTGCATCAACAAATGCAATATCTTCTGTATGTCCTAAATCTACTAAATTTTTGGCAAAATTAATTAGGTTATAATCAACATTAAATGTTGCGCCGTTGATATAGTATACTAATTTTTGAGTATACTCTTCTAAAATAATTCTACGTTGATTTGATAGGGTAGCCATATAATTGGCTACTGCAAATGCTTTTTCGATTTTCTCGTCCATGATAACCTCAGCTGAGTGTTTATAATACACTCATATAGTTATCATGTCAAGAGATTAGAAAAACTATTTATGGACCCCAGGTAATAACAACCATACCTGATCCGCCGGCCGCGCCAGAATAACCAGTAATAGCCGCGTCGGTAATAGTAGTTCCATGAGGAGTAGCTACTCCGGCATCGCCACCACCACCGCCACCGCCGGTATTTGGTGAACCTGCTTGGCCGTTTGCTGGATAAGAAGAACCGCCACCTTGTCCGCCGCCTGTGCCTGCACTGCCTCCAGTGTCATTGGTTGCAGATCCTGGTTCGCCGCCGCCGCCCCATGCTACATACCAGTTATCGTTTCGGCCAGAAAATGTGTAGGTTACTCCAGCACCGCCGTTGTTTGCAGACCCAGCTCCGTTAGAGCCACCACCGCCACCACCGTAAAAACTAAAAACTGCGCCAGCGGCACTTGAAGTTCCGGTTGCTCCAGCTTGTCCCGATCCACTTTGGCCGCCATTACCACCAGTTCTTGCTGAACCGTTTGTGCCGGCATTTCCGCCTAATGCTTGGAAAGAACCAACTTGAGTTGTTCCTCCGGACGCGCCTTGATTTCCGCCGTTGGCAACCAAGACTGAAATATTCTGCCCGGGACTAACTGATTGAACAACCGCTCGGGCTTGTCCGCCACCACCGCCACCACCAGCATAATTGCCGCCGCCTCCGCCACCGCCTACCATATAGATGTTTATTGAATAGATACCAGCTGGAACTACAAAATTATTATTGGCATAATACGCGGTTCCAGAACCATATTTGGTATTATTTCCAGTAATTAAAACTTCACCGGCCGGAGTAATTGAAGTTTCATTAACGTTAATACTAACCGATGCTAATCCATTGTTTAATGTAATAGTCATAGTAGTCTGACCATCGGTATATAAATCATTAGCTATTGTAAAACTTAAAGAAGATGCGCCGCCGGATATTGTAAAATACGTTGCTGTAGTAGTATATCTAGCTACACCATTAGGCGTGGCAGCAAACCCTGAAACAGCATAATAGACAGTTGCCCCTTCATTTACGTTTTGTGTTTGTAAAAGTACTGTAAAAGTATCACCTTCATTTACATAATATGCGCTAGAACTCAGCGCATATAACGCAGGAGCACCTGACATATTTTGTAAATCTCCAGCAAATGTAATACCTGGTGGATTAATACTAACATAGCTACCGCTAGCACGGCGACAGCCAATATATTGTGTTAAAATACCATCAACGTATTCATCACCTGCATAAAAAACAGGTTGACCACCGCTAACTCCTGAATCGTCGTTGTATTGGCATATTAAATACATGTAACGGCCAGTTCCATCTAAATATGCGCGAACTTTAAAACTGTTTGCCGCATACGCACCTGATGGTGGAGTTTCTGTAAATAACGTTTGCGCACTAGTTGATAATTGAAAAAATCCAATATTAGTCGGAGTACTTGTATAGCCTGCTGTTCCTAAACCGCCCGAGACATACGTAGAATTTGAACCAATATATACAGTTCCCATTGCTCCAAAAATACCACTCCAAGTATTATCTTTACTTGCGCTTTTTGAACCAAACGAACCCGTTAACGTACATGCTACAGTAAGATAGCCGCCAGCATTAAAGAATGCACGAGCACCTGCTGTACTACCAAAATCTATTGTTGCCGTACTTTGTATGTTACCATTCCATACCTGGCCACGAGACGCAATTCCTATGCCGCCGTTTGGAGTTGCTGTTTGATTGGCAGCTACAACGTTGGCATTAGCTAATACCTGTGTGGCAAAATCGTAGTAACTTTGTCTAAAGGTTTCTGAAACAATGTTTGATGTTGTAGGAATTGGAAGACTATTTCCAATATTAAGGTCACCCGTTTGATGGATACGTGCTTTAATTAAATCTGTAGCTAAATTAGCCCAATTATTTTGATAAATTCTTGCGTCGCCGCTTCCAGATAAAGGAACTTGTGTACTTAAAACTGTTTGATTATATCCAAAAGTCGGTGTAGCATCAGCTGGTGCGCCCATTACTTTTTGTGCAATCGCTTGTATAGTATTAAAATCGCCTGCTGTATTAGCAGTAATTGTATTGCCGGAACCTGGGCCAGACTGCCTGTAAGCAGTAATTGTCATTGTTCCAGTACCGCCGACTATATTGATAGCAGTACCGTACAAACTGCCGCTTAGTGTGATAGTTTTACTTGCACTACTTATAGCTATGATCCAATATGTAGTACTGAGTTGTAATCCGCCAAATGTTGTACCAGTTAATCTTACCGATTCAGTCACGGCAAAATCAGTAACTGAATCTACTGTAAGTACTCCATTTGATGTAACTGCACTAATTATTGCTGGCACGTTTATTCCTTAACATATAATATAATTAGCCTAGTAAAAAACTGCTAGGCTAATTATTGAATTGGTGTTGTGCTAGCTAATGGAACTGGGGTTGAAACATTTCCGCCGCTAGCGTAAGTAGTTGAAAATACAACAGCTAGTGAACCGTCTACATTTTCGTCAATATTTCCGCCGGAGTCGTCCTGGAAACGCACAGTAAGTAATAATTGAGTAGCACTTGCGTCGGTACTAGCATATACTGAAATAGCATTTAAACTATATGCTCCCGATGGTGCATTTTTAATAAAAACTAAACGTGGAACCGTTGTTAGTTGGAACCATCCAACTGTACTTACCGTACTTGGGTTACTAGATGAGCTATCAAATCCCGAGCCACCTACACTAGTATTGTCCTGTGTAGTATCATTTGCCCTAAAAATAATTTTACCAATTTGTTGAAACATGGTTTGCCATGTTTGATCTTTAATATTTGATCCTGCGCTGAATGTGCCAGTTAATGTAGGAGCAATTTCAATTTGGCTTCCTGCATTAAAAAATGCACGGGCCGCATCCGATGTCGATACGCTATTAGCATCTCTAAATGTAAATGTAGCTGTTGTTGCAACTTGATTATTCCAGCTAGAATTTCTAGTCACAGTTGTTAATGCTTGTGTGGCCAATTGATTTGCGGCTACAGTTTTAACGCCTGTGGTAAGATTAATAGTATATGTTTGGCTAGAAGATGTACTAGTTGCATCTTGATTAATGGTTAAACTCTGCCCCTGAACTACACTTGTTACTACCGTACTTGCCGGAAGGCCTGGGCCAGTTATTGTAGCACCTAGCATTGATATCGTAGCTGTATAGCAAGTTATTATTCGAGGAGTACTAAGAGATGTTATTGAAGCGGTTACCGGAGTAATAGTTGGATTATATGCAGTTATGTATAAGTTTTGTACATATGATAAGTATTTTGACATCAAGTCATACGTTAATACGCTGGCAATTTTGATAGGTTTAGCAGGATCGTATGTTCCTGGATTACTAACATAGCCAAGTGTTACACTGGTAGTTGAACTTGCTGTTGAAATTAATGTTCCATTATAGCTGGTGTTTGCACTACCAGTAATTTTATAACTTGCACCAACGCTAGGAGCTATATCCTGAATAGGTATATTAAATGTTACAAGGTATAAATTATTACTTAACGCTGGCACAGTAGTACTACTAACTGTGATCGGTTTTAAGTTCCCAGGAACAGGTAACGTTGTAGTGGTTGGAGTTGTTCCAATCTGATGTGTTCCTATTCTGACTAAATCTGTTCTTAAATTTGCCCAGTCGAGTAATTTAAATGCTTTACCAACTTGAACTTGGGCACTATTAAGTGCTTGATTATATCCGTATTGTCCTGTACCTGTACCTAAAATTGTATTAACTAGGTTCCAGATAACATTATAATCGGATGCTAATATTTTTGATCCTGCGCCTGGCATGTTTTATCCTTATAACACTAATGCTTCGATAACTACCACGCCAACATTTTCAGTTGTTTCTAGCGCGATTGCAAAATAATCATTATTAGTACCGTAAGATGCTTGAGCAGTTCCGTTTGGACCTGCAACTAATTTTTGACCTTTCTTTACTTGTCCGGTTACTTTTACTGGAACACGGCCTTTGAGTGCAACGTATACGCCGCCTTCTAATCCGCTGTTCATCATGTATGCTGGATTTCCAGATACTGGGCCAACTGCACGGAATCCGACTTCACATGCTGTTACTTCTTTATCTCCACCAATCATTAAAACTGTACCAACTTCATATTCAGCATCAGCTAAGTATTTTTCTGCCAAGTCAGCGTAGTCTGCTGAACTTGCAATACCTTGGAATATGTTTGCAAAAATATCTGCATTGTTATCACGAACTGCAACAGTATTTTGAACCGAACCGGTATTACCTGTTCTGTATCCGTTACTAACGCTTTCTAATAAACTACTTGCCTGACTAGCTGTACCTGCAAAGTTTGTAGCATACATTGTATTATATTGACGAGTTTGGCTACCAATATTTGCAATATTAGCTAAATTAATATCAGGAATAATTGTAGTTCCTGATATGGTCAACGGGCTTACTTGAGCACTGTTAACTCTAACTTGGAATACTAGTGTATTTCCCTGAATGTTTGCTAGTGTTGGAACACCGCCGCTGATATTAAACAAAATATCTTTATTGTCGCCTAACCAATATCCATTATTACTAAATTGTACAGTATTACTAAATCCAGCATTACCACTACGTAGATAATCAGTTGCTGGAAAGCCGCCTAGGCTATCTGAATCGCTGGATGTTCCCCAGAAACGCATAGTAGATTCTGATGTTGTAAATTTACCATTTACATTTACTGAGCTACTCGATAGTGTAATGCCTTTGTTAATAGTAGAAAAACCACTTGTAGGATTGCTTGCAATGTTAGGATTTAATACAAACGAAACTGAACTAATAACATACATTACTTGTCCACCGACATAAGCTAAAATTACCGAGTGTGATCCTCCGTTAACATCAGTTACACTTGCACTTTGCATTTGTGTAGTGCCGGCGCCTGCAACACTTTGTGGGCCGACTAAAACATATCCTGCTCCGTTGTTAACATATACTTGTTGATTAACTGTATCAAACCAAAATTCGCCTTGTTTAGCACCGCTAGGTTGTAAATTTGTCACTGTGACTTCACACCCACTAGCTACACGATAACGACTACCGTCCCAGAAGCGTAATTTTGCATTAGATGTATCGTACCATAATTGCCCAGTAAGCGGGTTGTTTGGGCCGTTCGCATTAGCAAAATTTTCTAGCATATACACTAGGTTTTCGCTTTGAATTTCGCCGTATCCAGCGTAATTTTTACCAATTAATTTAATCGGTAGTGTGTTATCTATAGTGCCGTCCGCTATTACTGTTAGCTGGGTTCCTCTAGAATTAAGAATCGTGTATGACATCAGTTATTCCTCGTTTTTTATATTTATCGCTACTAATTAAAAGCTACTTAAGGCTACACGTTTCCACGTATCTACGGCTGTACAAACATACAAATAACCCGTATCCCAAGCAAATTGTCCTGGTGTTCCTGTGCTAGTTCCAGTTTTAGTGGCACTTAATCCAATTGTTAGGCTCGATCCTGTTAAACTTAATGTTCCACGGATAATTGCGCTTCCGTTAACATCTAAGGTAGCTTGTGGAGTAGAAGTATAAATTCCTACTTCTCCAATATTCGAATTTACAAAAATTGCACTAGTCGAACTGCCTCCCGTTGGAACTACATTTACTTGAAAGTTGCCGCCAGGTACAACAGATTCAATTTTTAATGTATCTGTGCCCGAATAAATCTTTCCGCTTTGATTACTACCTAATTGCAAAGCATTGTCATTTGCAATAACTACTTGATTTAAAGTAAGACTCTGTCCGTAACTACCGTTAGATTGTAAATCGCCGGTGCTCATAAAATTTGAAACAGTTTTTATACTACCATCAGTGTCTAAAATTCCAGATGCTGTACTTGCTTGCACATTAAAAGTTAATCCTGGATAACTACTGATATTAAATCCTGATTTAATAACTTTGTTGCTGGCGCTAATAGTTGTGCTAGCTACAGTTTGACTTGTTGTAACACTATATGTTCCTACGCCGCCTGTTCCAGTTTTAAATGCTGTAATTATTGTGCCGGAAGCAATTCCCGTGCCTGATAAAATTTGTCCAACACTAATTTGTCCAGTAGTAACACTAGTAATAGTTAATGTTGTTCCAGTTTGAAATCCTGTAAAACTACCAAATGTATATCCACTAATTGCTATTAAAGGTGTAAATGTATCTAAGCTATAGATTCCAATTAAATTATTTGCAAGATAAAAATATAAAACTGTATGAGGAGAACTGTATTGGTCTAAAATTGTTACAGTCTTGAATCCCGACTGACCTTGATTTTTTGTATAAATCGGAGCGGCTAAAACTGTAGCACTTCCGTCATTAAAATACATTTGTTGGTTAGTACTATCTATCCAAATATCACCGGCAGCAAGTTGCGCTGGGGCAGATGTACTTACTAGTGCTCCGCCTGTGACTTTAAATAAATTTCCATCATAAACTTTTAAACGGCCGGTGCTTTTATCAAACCATACTTGTCCAGTAACTGGTTTAGTAGGAGCAGATGTTCCGGCAAAATTTTCTAATAAGTAAACAAAATTCTCATTAAAGTAATTGCCATAGTTGCTTGAATTTTTTCCAACTAAAGTTAAACTAGTAGTAATTTGGTCAAACTGGCCGTCTAGTACTTGAGTTAGTTGCGTTCCGTCGGTTGTATATACTGTATAACTCATTAAACGGCTCCGGTAAAGATAATATAATTAATAGTCAAGTATGGATTCATAATTGTCACTGGGTTTCCGATAGTTTCGCCTGAATCTAATGATATAGCTCCAGAATTTGACAAGTATTGTGATTGATTAGCGGCAATAGTTCCCGGGCCCTGACCTGCAATCGCATCTCCGTCTTGCGGCGCTCCGGCAATAGGTCGTACTGCATAGTACTGTGTACCAGCAGAACCTTTTAATGTATGTGTATGCGCTGGCAAGTTTCCCTTGGTTAAAGTAACTTGGAACGTTCCAGATGCTCCGCCAACTGATTGACTTGTAACTGCGCCACCAAGTCTTCCGGCATTGCCGCCACCGGCGCTTTGAGTATCTTTTTGTGCATCGATAACGACACTTAGTCCGTTATTCATCGTATCTAAACCTAATGGAAAACGTCCACGAAGGTCTGGTAATGCAAATGTACTACCAGTTGGATAACCAGCTAGTTGTGCGGCTGGTTTATAAATATAACCGGCAGGTGCTCCAATAACAGTATTTAGAGCGCCGTAATCTTTAATAGTAACTTCGCTTCCGTCACACCATAAAAATCCAGGAGGAAGTGTTTTTCCGCTATAAGGTAATATGGTTCCTATTGGAACTTGTAATCCACTAACAAGATTGCTTCTTGTAATAGTATTTAAACCGGTATTTCCTGGTCGATAAAATAAGAAAATATCAGTCGATTGCGGATTACCTGTTGTTTTTGTAGAATCTGTAAATGGTGTTGTTGCCAACGAAGTTGAAAACGTAATAGTTGAATTAGTATTACCGGTAGATCCTAATGTTGGGAAAGAAGTAATGTTTGATCCGTCTGTAACTACAACGTTACTATTAACATCACCAGACAAGACAAAATTAATTGCTTGTGCTAACCTAGTTGCAGATCCGCTGATACTTACACTTGCTGTAGCACCACTTGCAAATGTTCCATTAAATGTACCATAGAAGTTTTTAGCATAAACTGAATTTAATCTGTAATTTGTTCCGCCTAGTGCAGGGTCTGCACCAATATTCCAAACTTCATTTACAGTCGGTTGTATATTTGATCCAAGATTAACTAATTTAGAATTAGTTCCGCCAGCTAGATTAACTATTCCAGATAGTGTTGTTATTCCCGAAACTTGTAAGCCGCCAGATGTAACTAGACTGTCATCATCTGTTCCATTAATTTTAACTTTACTATCAGTTTGAATGACACCCGATACGTCAAGACTTTGCGTTGGATTTGATTTATTAACTCCGACGAATCTATTAGAGTCAATATGCATAACTGTAGCAGGACCACTATTACTATAATTAACTCTAAACTCAATACTGTTACCTGTCTTAGCATAAAATGCCGCAGTATTATTAGTATCTGTAAAAATACTTAAACTTCCAGTGTCGCTACCAAGGGTTAAACCGGCGGCATTTTTAATGGTTAAACTATAATTTGTTGTACTAGGTTGATCACTACGCAATAAACTTGTTACGCTCAACGGTGTTGATGCACTAGCAGGATCTGTTAAGGTATCAGCTTGACTAATAATACCTGAAAACTTATATGAATTACTAATAGTATTAGTATCAGTATATACGTTTACCCCTTTATTAATTGTAGTAAAACCTAAAATGGTTGTTTTAGGTGTAAATGTACTATCACTAATAACCATTGCACGATTATTGTTTACAAAAATACTTTGTACAACGTGGGTTACATTATTAACGTCTGCAAAACTTTCTAATTTAGGTCCAGTTTGTGCTCCGGCGCTGTATGTTGGGCCTACTAGTAACCACTGACTGCCAGTATATAAATTTAATTGTTGATTAACTGTATCAACCCATAGATCGCCTTGAATACTGTTTGTAAGATCCGGTGAGCTAGCCGCTTTTCGAACGTTACCAGCGGCTTGCCAACCATTTGTAGTACCGTCGATATTAACTTTTAATTGGCTAGTGCCACTTGTGTTATCAAACCACAGTTGTCCTTGTACAGGAGTAGCTGGTTGCGTAGGGCTTGCAAAGTTTTCTAGCAAGTGCAAGAAATTTTCTGCAATTAACGGGCCGTAACCTGCATAGTTTTTACCTACAAAAGTTACATCCGTTTGTGTATTAATTGTTTGGTCGGCAACAGTAATCGGCGCTTTAGCCGAATTGTTTGTTTCTGTAAATTTAACGGTATATGACATTGATTAAACTCCTGCCAAGCCAGTTAAACTTTGGATTCGAACTGTATAATCAACTTGGATCAAACGATTCAATGATTTTTGTACCGGATTAAAAATAACATGAGTTAGTAATAAGCCCGTTGATGTTGCATCTGCACCAGGATAGCCAACTAGCCCTAACTCGTCAAATACAAATTCACTATTTGTGCTAGTAGCATTGTCAAATGCTTGTTGAATTCCGTTGCCGTCACCGTAATCTAGTAAACAAGTTACAAAAATATCTGTATAATTTGTACCTGTTACATGGCGAACTTGAATATAATTTCTTGTAGGATCTGTATTGTTGCTGTTGGTTGCATCGACCACTTTCGCATACTGCTGATTATATAAACTAGCATTACTTCCTGAACTATTTGGAGTTAGATATGTAATAATACCAGTTGGATCAACTGCTGTACCGCCGTTACCAAACGCCATTTGATAAACAGTACCTTGCCCAGTATTAGCCATAGTATTTGCCAGTGCAATACTCACGTTTTCGTAGTGGATAGCGTTACGTTTATTAATGTAGATTTCTTTAGATTCAGGGTCAAATATCTTAATATGTCCCTCAATATGAATTCCTGTTGCGTCTTTAGTCTGCATATCAATCTCTCTTTATCTTGTATTTAGCTGTTTTCATTATGTGCTAGTTTAATCATTAGTACCCAAATCTTGTCTTATAAGTGGCGTGTTCTGCCTGTATCTGTGCCAATGTCAGCACACCGTCCCACACTTTGACAAATCCTACATCAGCATCAACTGGTTCGCTAATAGTAGTGGTGCTGGCAAATCTTCCAAATAATCTTAATCCGTTAAATCCGCCCATAGTAGTAGCTGTTCCATTAACAGAAGCAGGTGCTATGTTAGTGGCAATATAGGAATTAGTGACGTCCAAACCATTCCATGTAAACCATATGAAATGCCAAGCAGTGTCTGCGGTAGTAGAACTTGACCCAACAAAACCGCTACCGTTAAAGGCAATGTTCATAACACATGTACCACTTCCCCATAGTCCCATCAGAAAATCCGGGCTTGCTGAGTTAGCATTTAGTAATCTGCCAGCTGTGGCACCGTTCCATTTATAGGCCATGCCCACAGTAAATGCCTGGGTGTTGGTACTGTAATTCGGGCCGGCGGCTAAGAAATCAGTACTATTAGTAGCCGCGCTGGTTACTCTGAACACACCGCCATTGACACTATTCCAACTCATTCTAGAGTTGGTATTTTGCATAGTGATAGGATAAGCACCAGCACCAGCCACCGTACTAGCATTGACGGGTAACGCGGAATAGTTGGCCGCATCTAAATTCATCACCAAAGTAGCAGGAGCTGGGCCGCTTGCGCCGTAGCTGGCCAGTATTGCCGATACACCTGTCATATTATGTTAATCCTGTTCCGTTTATGTACCACGTCGTGGCCGCTACTTTGACTGCGGTAGCCATACCGTTAGCGGCTAGTGTACGTGTGCCTGTTAAAGCACCGCCTGCTAACCGCATAGTATCTGTTGTGATAGCAATGCTGACTGTGGTAGCACTTGAACCTGCTATGAATGTAATGGTAGTTCCTATTGGATACGCTACTGTACCGTTAGCTGGAATAGTTATTGTTTGACTTGCTGTTGTTACATAAATGTGTTTACCAGCATCACCAATAGCCAATGTAGCTGTAGTAGCCGTAGCACTTTGTGGCAAGCCCAAGTAACCAACACTGGCCGCTGTACTGTTTGTAGTAGCAGTTGCGGCCACTGCCGCAATAGTTCCAGTACCAGTACTTCCAAGTTTTACGTTGCCTGCTGTGATTAAACTGTATGCGTTTGTAATTGTTACGTTAGTACCAGCAGTTGGATCATTTAAAAATACTGTAGCATAGTTAGTAAATGTTACACCTGCGTTAGTTGCGGCAATAGTATTACCGCCAAAATTGTTAGTGTATCCATTGACTATTGTGCCTGTACTAGTAGTGTCGGTTAATGTAGCGGCAACTGATACGTGTCTAATACCGCTAGTTGTCCAA